GATGAGATCGGATTTGTGTGGAGTCAGGACTTGAACGGTGAATGGATGAAAAATTATGAAGCGTTGAAAATCTTTCTTGACAAACAGCAGCGCTTTCCCAAATCAGCCGAAGGTTATTTGGGCGAGTGGTGCAGTAGACAGCGGAAAATGCGCAAGCAAGGGAAACTTTCCCCTGATCGTCAAACACTATTAGATCGAATAGGATTTGTCTGGTCGGTGGAGCAGATCTGGCGAAGCTACTTGGAACAGTTGCACCAGTTTCATGTCCAAAATGGGCGGTGGCCTGGATGTCGTGAAGGGGCGTTGGGGCGTTGGTGTACGGTTCAAAGACGGAATTATCGAAGAGGAAGCTTGTCGGATCAAAAAATCGCCCAATTGGAACAAATAGGATTTATACCCTTGAAAGGAGACAAGTAATACAGAAGAAATGGAAATACTCTCATTTCATACGAAACAATAGAGTTTCCGCAGCCTTATTATCGCAGTTCAAAGTACACTATGATTTTAGAATACAATATACCCAATCGCTTTTCGTACTAATAGGCATATTACCGTTTATACAAGCCACCCTTAAATTTCGGATAGAAGGACTGGTTGCTTTCCACATACATATAGTGTCTAAATAAACAGCAAATATTGATAAATGAGTATTCAATATAAAATCATCTTTGGATATATGGTGTTGATTGTGGCTATAATCGGTATGATTATAATCATGGTACGTGAGCGGAATAGGGTTTTGGTGATTGAAACTGAGGCACAAACAATTCATCGGGTTCAACACAATGGAAATATAGTCCAGCATCACATCACGATTCTCTCAACTTATGGTGAAACAGCCCTTTCTTGGGAAGAGGAGGATTTTGCGAACTATCATTCTCTTCGTCTGCATATCGATTCCATGTTGCAGGCCATGCACAAGGGGTATGAGGAATTTGTCAGCCAAAGTCAAATAGACTCGCTGCGCTATCTATTATCCAGTAAAGAAGAGCATTTATACCAAATTATGCAACTTTTCCATAGTCAGAACAGTCAGGAAGGTATGCAATTCTCTCATTTACCAGCGGAAGCTCAACCGCGTACTGTTATTCGTAAAAAGAAAGGTTTTACAGGATTTTTAGGGGCAAAAGAAACTCTGGAGATAGTTCCTTCCGCATCTACAATTCTCAAGACATTGAACAAGGAATTGCTATCCATGCAGGAAGAACGGCAGGAAAGTATCAATGCTTATACCGATAGCCTTCGCAACCACAACAAGGAACTCAACCGAAAGCTTCGCCATCTGATAACCACGATGAACAACCAGACAGAACGTGTACTTGAAGCGAAGGAATGTCATCTTAGAGAATCTTACAACCGTTCCATATGTGTCATCTCCTGGCTGATTATCTCTGCCATTATTCTGCTTGTCATATCCTATCTGATTATTCAAAAAGATTTACGGGAAAAGGCAAGAACAAGGAAGCGTTTGGAAGATACGATACAACAAAACACTGCGCTGTTGGAAATGCGCAAGAATATTATCCTGACCATATCGCATGACATACGTGCCCCTTTGAATGTCATTGACGGCAGTGCCGATCTGGCAATGGATACACGTGAAAAGAAACGGAGGAATATCCATCTGAATAATATAAGGAGGGTGTGCAAGCATGTGGTACATCTGCTTAACAACCTGTTGGATGTGTACCGGTTAAACGAGGCGAAAGAAATACGGAACGATGTCCCATTCGACCTGCATGAATTATTGGAACGTACCGCTGCCGGTTTTTCTCATATAATCAATAATAAGGGTATCCTGTTCAATTGTGATTTTAAGGATACGGAAGTCAAGTTATATGGTGATGCAGACCGCATAGAACAGATTATAGACAATCTGCTTACCAATGCAGTTAAGTTCACGGAGACCGGCACAATCAATTTCAATGTGCACTATCTCAATGGACTGCTGGTCATGGAAATAGTGGATACCGGTGTTGGTATGAGTGAGGAGACACTTTCCCGTATCTTTCGTCCTTTTGAACGCCAGACCTCTGCAACCAATGCGGACGGATTCGGATTGGGGCTTCCGATCACGCAAGGACTTGTCAATCTTCTTGATGGGACAATAGAAGTAACAAGTTTGATTAATTGTGGAAGCACATTTCGTGTGACCCTTCCCATGCCGGAAACGGATGAACCGTTGGAAAGCGAAAAACATGTCCCGGCGCATTTCACACACCTGCATCACAATGTACTTGTTATTGATGACGACAGTATGTTGCAAGCTGTCATTAAAGAAATGTTAGAGCGTAATGGCATGACCTGTACAACTTGTACCACAGTCAAAGAGGTAGTAAAAGCCATGCGGGAAAAAGATTATGACCTGTTGCTTACAGATATCCTGATGCCTTACACCAACGGGTTTGAATTGTTGACTTTGTTACGTAACTCAAGTATTGGCAATTCAAAGACTATACCCATTGTCGCTATGACTGCACGTGGAGAGAAGGAGAAAGATGCTTTTTTGAATGTCGGATTTACAGCCTGTATTTATAAGCCGTTCTCATCTACAGAATTGATCGGTCTGTTGTCAACTATAGAAAGAGGTTGCCCTGACAAAAAGCATGATGTAGATTTCAGCATGATGTTGTGTGAGGTGAGCGATAAGATAAAATTATTATGTTCCTTTATTGACCAGTCGAAAAAAGATGTTGAAGAACTCAATTCGGCCATAGAAAATTGTAATAGGAAGAAATTGCGTGAAACGGTTCACCGTATGCTGCCGATGTGGGAATTATTACATAATGAAGAAATGTTGTTCGCTTATCGTTCCCTTTTAAAAGATGAAAGGGCCAGTGACACTGCTTTAAAAGAATATACTCAACGGATAATAAATCATACCGATATGTTGATGGCAGCAGCAAAAAATGAAATGAAAAAGACAGACAAATGAAACGGAAAATACTGATAGTTGAAGACAATATCAGCCTGTCTCAGATGCAGAAGGACTGGTTTGCACAAGCTGGTTATGATGTCGTGACAGCTATGAACGAACCGATAGCCCGTTCACTGATACGCAAAATACAATTTGATCTGATTCTATCGGACGTACGTCTACCCGAAGGGGACGGAATATCTCTACTGGAATGGCTGCGCAAGGAAAGAAAGGATATTCCTTTCATCATCACGACCGAGTATGTGTCGGTTCCCGATGTGGTGCGCACTATTAAGTTGGGAGCGATAGACTACCTTCCCAAGCCGGTACGCAAGGAACATCTGCTGGAACTGGCAGAAGATGTGTTCCGCCCCATGGTTACGGTACGGAAACAGGAAAAGGTACTGTTTCACCGTACAAGTCCGAAGATCCTACAAGTGGAGAAACTTGCCAGACTGGTAGCTCCATCGGAAATGTCGGTGATGGTACTTGGTGCCAACGGTACAGGGAAGGAGTCGGTGGCACAGAGCATCCATCTGGGCAGCGAACGCCGGGAGATGCCTTTCGTGGCGGTGAACTGCGGGGCACTGCCACGTGAACTGGCCGCCTCGTTGTTCTTCGGTCACGAGAAAGGGGCATTTACCGGTGCCGACACCGCCAAGACCGGATATTTCGACATGGCGAAAGGCGGAACTCTGTTTCTGGACGAGATAGGTACAATGTCCTATGAGATTCAGTCCATGTTGCTGCGCGTGTTACAGGAGAATACCTATACTCCGATAGGCAGTGACAAGGAACGGGTAGCGGACGTGCGTATCGTTACCGCCACAAATGAGAATTTGCAACTGGCCATCAAGGAAGGGCGGTTCAGGGAAGACCTTTACCACCGCCTTTGCGAATTCGAGATACGTCAGCCTTCATTGGCGGAATGTCCGGAAGACATCATCCCTTTGGCTGAGTTTTTCCGTGAACGCCATTCGAAAGAACTGAAAAGGGAAACACAAGGCTTTACGGAAGATGCCAAGCGCAGGATGCTTACCTATTCATGGCCGGGCAATGTCCGGGACTTACAGAACCGGATCAAACGTGCTGTATTGATTGCGGAGACTCCGATGCTGGATATGGAAGGATTGGATATTGAGATCCGCCAAAGTGGAGATACGCACTCCCCGGTAATTCAGCCGTTGAAGGATGAGTCATTGGAGAAAATGAAAATTATCAATGCTCTTAAAGCTTGCAACGGACACCGGGAACAGGCTGCCGCACTGCTGAACATCAACCCAGCAACACTGTACCGGAAGATGAAGAAATACGGGGTGAAATAAAAATGAGCCTGCCGTTAGTGCAAATCTCACTGAATATGTGTACATTTGCAAACAAATAGAGAAAAATCGACATATTGTCTCTAAGACAATTGCTGACTGTATATGACATAAGACCGCAAGGTGTTTCTAATGGGAATCTGGAAAATTAACATTGAAAGGAACTATTGCGTGATTGCTTATGCTATGCCTACGCATAGCGTGCATTCACCTATTCCTTTCAAAGGCATTCCAGAGCCTCCATTAGAAGTAGCGTGTTTGCACGCTTCTTTTTTTGACGGCTTACGGTCCGGTATCAAAACAGAATTTATGCCAAAAGTCCAAGCTGTAACGGCGATGACACTGGACGGCTTCCTGCCGGAAACCGACAACGTGCTGATGCGATGGGTAATGAACCACAGGAAAGGTTTTGCCCGTTGGCGGGAGCGTTGTGATGCCCGGATTTTACCCCATTACATACTAGACCTTCTTTGTGAAAAAGACACTAAAGGCGATTCCTTTATCTACCTGGCAGAAGTTTCTGATGCAGAAACATTGGATCTCCTGCGTGGCCTCTTCCATTACAATCTTGTGGAAGAACTTATTATCTACCTTTTTCCTTATTCCGCCGGCAAAGGGAATTCCATACAGGCCATCTTTCCCGTCCGGCAATGGCAGTTACACAAGGCCGTTGTCCTGCCTGGTGGCATCTGCCGTCTGATTTATCGTAATCCTTGCAGGATGTAACTTGCAGATTGCGAGAATCCTTGCATCCTGCAAGGTTAATTTCCCATCAAATATTTCTCCTTTATTTTTTATTGTGCTGTATTTCAACGGAATAGCTATGTCATTTCGTGAAATACAGAGCCATTGGCACGCCGTTAGCCCTATATCATAATATAACCTGTTGCGCGACAAGGTGTAACCAGTCAATTATTTACACTTTAAAGACAGACCGTATTATGATACAGACAGACCGTGAGACCTTCCAGATGATGCTTCATCAGATTATGGAAAGGTTCGACAGGATTGAAGACAGGCTGAGCCGTATGAACCGCCAGACCTCTGCGCTTGACGGAGACAAGCTGCTGGACAATCAGGACATGTGCGAGCTGCTCAGCATTACCAAACGCACTCTCGCGCGGTACCGCCAGAAGAAACTCGTGACCTATTACATGATAGACGGGCGTACCTATTACAAGTCCTCCGAGGTCGAGGCGTTCCTCAACCAAAAGGGCAGGCGTTTGCCGGCGAGACTGAAAAAACAGATGGAAAATTAATATAAATGAAAGAATATGGAACTTGTATGTATTGACAAACAGACTTTTGAAGAACTGCGTGTCCGTTTTTGCGAATTTGAGGACCGGGTGACACGCCTGTGCCGTCCGGTCGAGGATCTCGGCCTGAAAAACTGGCTGGACAACCAGGAGGTGTGCGACGTACTCCGCATCAACAAAAAGACCCTTCAGGCGTATCGTGCCAAAGGTCTCCTTCCTTTCAGTCGCATCAAGAACAAGCTTTTCTACAAACCGGAAGATATACGGAGATTATTGGAATTGAGTTACCACCCTTTAATAAAGAGCAAATTATGAGCTATCATTTTATAGACAAGAAAGACCCACGCATTGACGTGATGTTCCAGGGACTGGAGAAAATGGAGAGGATGCTTTCAGTAATGGAAGATGTACCGAGATCACTCTTCAACGGTGAACGTTTCCTTACGGACGAGGAACTTTCCAAAGTCCTGCGGGTAAGCAGGCGTACATTGCAGGAATACCGTACATTCGGTGTAATCCCTTACTATCTGGTACAGGGGAAGGCACTCTATAAAGAGTCCGATATCATGAAAATACTGGACGATGCCTACAAACGGTGCCGGGAGGAACAGCGCTGGGTATAGTACTGCTTCTTTAATCAAGCACGGAGAAACTGCCCGGCTGACAGCAGGCAGTTTCTCCGTTTTCCATTTCATACAGCCGGTGATTTTATTTTCCGCTTTTTCCTGACGGTGAAATCCTCCTCGCAAAGGTCTATCCTGTTTCCGAAACCTGTGGACCTCAACCGTTTCATGTCCTCGTCCACTTTCGTGTCCGTAACCTGCGCGTAAATCTGCGTGGTGGAAATAGAGGTATGTCCCATCATCCGGCTTACCGTCTCTATCGGAACGCCGAGCGAAAGGGTGATGTGGGTACCGAAATTATGCCGGGCCTGGTGAAAGGTCAAATCAAAACCATATACCTGCCCCAATTCCCTAGTCAACAGGATAAAATACCTGCGGGCATAAATATTGAACACCTTGTCTCCGCTTCTTTGGCCGCGGTATTTCTCTATGATTTGAAGAGGAATATCCAGCAGACGGACAGAAGAGAGCGTATCGGTCTTTTTCCGGTGGATATGAATCCACCATGTGCCGTCGCCGGTCTGCGTGATGTCCTTGTCCGAAAGCCGTTTCAGATCCGCATACGCCAGTCCGGTAAAGGTTGAAAAGATGAACATATCCCGCACGAATTGCAGTTGCGGTTTCTCCACCGGAGTGGTCATGAGTGTTTTAAGGTCTTCCAGTTTCATGTGGCGGCTCTTCCTTTTGGGCAGTTCGGGATGCAGGCGGCAATAAGGGTCGCGTCGCAACGTGCCCTGGCTCACAGCCCGCATCGTGAGCTTTTTCAAACGGTACAGGTGTTCATGCACGCTTTTGGGTTTCAGGTTGCGGTCAGTCCGCAGGAATACCTCGAAATCGTCATAAAACGTCCGGTCAAGGCTTCGCAGCGTCACATCTTCCACGCCTTTCTTTTCCCGGACAAAAGCGGAAAGATGCTTGTAGGAACGCTGATAGGAGTCGTATGTTTCCTGTATGCGGTCTATCCCGACCCGTTTCCTGAACTCCTCGTTATGCTCCTTGAAAAGAGCCAGCAGGGTAAGCGGTTTCTGTCCGATACCCTTGACTGCGTTTTTGACCAGTTCAGCCGTGATGAACCCCAGGCTGTTTCTTATCCGCTCATAATGTCCGGCAATCTCACGTGTCAGGTCATCTATGGCACGGTTCACGGTAACGGCATTCTCGCTCCTTCCGTTGGCACGGCCTTTCTCCGGATTCCAGATGCCCGGATTGACAGAGACTTTGGTTCCTATCTGTGCCCATTCGGCATCAATGCTCACCTTGCACAATAGCTGGCACATTCCGTCCTTTCGCACTTTCGTGCGGTTAATATAAAACAGCACGGCAAAAGTGCTGCGTCGTTTGACATTCTGTTTTTCAGTATTCTTTTCCATATTCTTTCCATTTAAAAGGTTATTAAATGACGACAGAAAAACGCTCCGAGATTTTTCGGTTCAATGCCTTGGTGTCGGCGTCTATCTTCTCATCGGTCACTTTCGCGTAGATTTGTGTGGTCTCTATCTGACTATGGCCGAGCATCCTGCTGACCGTTTCAAGGGGGACCCCATGAGAGAGTGTGATTTCCGTTGCGTATGTATGCCGTCCTGCATGGAAGACCAACGGACGGTCAATGTGGCAGATTCGGGCAATCTCTTTCAAGTAGAGGTTCAGCGTGGAATTGCAATACATCGGCAGCAGCTTGTCACCGGGAGCTGTACCGCTATATTTCTTCAGAATCTGCAACGGTAAATCCAAAAGAGGAATCTCAAATTCTATCTTGGTTTTCTGCCTGGCACTCTTGATCCACCATATTCCATCTTCCGCAAGGCATAGATTGTCCTTTGTCAGCAGGCGCATATCTCCGTATGGAATGCCGGTAAAACAGGAAAAAAGGAACATGTCACGGACATGATAGAGGGTCTGCCTGTGAAGCGGGGTGGTCATAATCCTGTGCAACTCTTCTGCCGTGAGATATTTCTGTACGTGCTTCGGGCGCATCGGCTCGTAGCCCATGAACGGGCTGGCGGTAATAATACCGTCAGCAATGGCCTCTCCGACAATGGTTTTCAGTTGGACGGTCAGGTTGATGATTGTTCCGGGAGCGAGGTTACGTTCCGTCCGGAGATACAAATCATACTTGTCAATGAAAGAACGGTCCAACGCAGAAAACGGAATATCGGAGAGCTTGTATTGCGCCTGCAAGAATCTTTCGATATGGCTATAGGCATTGCTATAGGCTCTCAGGCTTCCTACCGTACGGTTTATCCCCACACGCTTTTCAAAGTTGCGGATGAACCGCCTGAAATATCCCAGAAGCGTTTCCTGCCCGCTTGCCATTCCAAGCAGTATGCCTTTCACCTCTTCGGCCGTCACACCGTCACGGACAGCCGACTGTTCCATATAGATATTCAATGCCATCGCACGTATCTCATCCAGCCGGTTGTTGATTTCCTTTGCCGCCACGCTTTTTCCGGAAGCGCGTCCCGAAGACCAGCGGGATTGCGGGACTTTTATCTTCACACTGAATGCCGCTTCGGAATATTTTCCGACATTCAACTTTGCCATTACGGGGCAATTCCCGTCGGCATCCGCCTCGCTCTTTTTCAGGTAGAACGACACCTTTACATTTGCCTGATTCATAACCAATTCCTTTGTTTGCAAAATTATTATATGCAGAGTAAATGAACGGCATGAAAAATGTAGCGGAACGTAGAATAAGACCCCTCGGCCTGCAAACAAAGCCTGTATTTTTTTCTGATACGGAAAAATATGACTAAGTTTGCGTCAGCAGACATGGAAAAAACAGCGTTCTTTGCGGTGGTAAACGGGGTTATCAATGAAAGACGAAAGCTCGTTTTTCAAGCCTCTTTTTTTATCCCGAAAAGGCAACGGATAAGTAGTGATTTGTCCTCCTAACTCCACCTAAAACTTGCTAAAAGCCCCCTGCGGAAGAATGTGGTACAAAACGACATATCCCTTTTGCTATCAAACACTTTACATTATTTTCTCCAAAGTTATCCGTATGTGAGCGAGTTTTAATATTTTTGTACAAAAATAGCATCAGTATATGTATTTGATTAAAAACAATAGTAACCTGAGAAGCGAAATTTTGCCTTTGCGAGATGTCTTATCTCGATTTTTGAAAGAGAATGAGATAACAGATTCCGCTATCGCTGAAGAGGTTGGGGTAACAAGGGCGACTTTAAGTAAATTCTTAAAAGGGGAATCGGAATTAAAATTTATGCAAGCCGTTCGATTAATGAAAGTTTTAGGTATTCCTGAGACTGACTATGTGACTGCTTATTGTGAGGGCAAGGATGCTGAAGAAGATTCTCTCGAAAGACTTGAAAGAATTTCTTATATTTCCAAGAATTTTGATTTGGCGGCATTAAAAAAGCTGGGAATTATACCAAAAGTGAAAGTAGAAGAGTATGAGAAGTGTATTTGTAATTTTCTTGGTATAAATTCTATTTATGAATATGATGACACTTCTTTAATGCCCGCTCTTTTTAGTAAATCAAAACGGAGGATGTTGGAGGAGAAAGAATCAAAAATGACCTCTTTCTGGTTAAAGTGTGCTATTCAGTCGTTTCTTAAAATTGGGAACCCAAATGATTTTGATAAAGATTTGCTTTTGCAATTACTCCGTCGGTCAGCAGAATTTACGAAAGATGAGAAGAATGGGTATTATAGGTTTGTCCTTGTATTGTACCAGATTGGTATTATTGTACTAACGCAATCTTATGCCACTGGGACGAATGCCCATGGTGCCACTCTTATTTTAAATGGCAAGCCTTGTATAATCATTACAGATATGGGTAAAAAATACCATAAACTATGGCTTAGTTTACTCCATGAACTCTATCATGTTGTTAATGACTTTGAAATAATAGAAACTTTGAACTATCATTTTTCAACTCCAGATATGCCTGATTTGCTTTTGAATGAACAAAAAGCTGATCAATTTGCATTAGATATTCTAATTAATCCGGTTATCCAAGAAAAACTTGGAAGGGTTGTATCATTTCCTGCAAAAGTGAAGGCTTTAGCTAATGAATTACATATTTCTCCTTCTATTATTTACGGAGTGTATTTGGAATCTTTGCCTAATGGAAAAATGAAAAGTCAGCAATTTGCGAAGTTCAATAATGAAAAAATGTTGATTGCTTCAGAAATAGCGACTAAAAATATTTTGTTTGATCCTATCTCCAAACGTTCCTTGAAAGTCGCAATAGACGAGATGAAATCAATTTTAGAAAAGAAAGCTATATAACTAAAAATTACATTATATGGAATTATCAAAGAAATCATTAGACGATTTGATCAGTGCAGCTGATAAAATTATTGAAGCGAACAGTAGTCCGGAAAATGACTTATTTGGGGAAGTACAAAATCCAGAAGCAGTTAGAGAAATACTGGGTATCTCGGAACAGAATCCAAACCTTTCACATGAATTGTATTATGCTAATATCCAAAAATTTTTAGGAAAGTTTTTGCCGAAAGGTGAAGATATAACTAGGGTTATCCGTAATTTAGTTTGTATTTTACTTGCTCATAAAGAACTATCTGGGTTAACGTATGGAATACGAGGCGCGGATTCTCGTATGTCAAAGACGGAAGATATGGAGAATATGATAGATGTCCTATCTGAATGGTCAGAAACTCCAACGGATTATCTTAAGTTAGCTACAATCCTTTTGGATAAGTGTAAAGAATTAGGATATGTACCACAAGAAAGGAGATTGAACGATTACGTGCCAGCAAATACAAACTCCTGACTTGACTTTATTAATAATATCAAGGTGGTGTCCTCACGAAGTTGGAGTTCACCGCCTTTTTTATATCCGGGCGAAGTCTAAATACGGATATGGCAATGAAATAATTAGTCATGAAAACTTGGCATATCATATTAGTTTTAGTTTTTTGCCTTCTTTGCTTCCTGGCCGGTCGGCACACGAATAGGGCAGGAGGTGTACTTGTTGGAAAAAACGACACGTTGATCCTGTATGACACTATTCGAGATAGTATCCCTTATCCTGTCTACGAAACAGTAATTCAGACAGTGCCGGAGATGTTTCCTATCTACATCACTCTCGATGGGGATACTGTGAGAGAGCCGATCGTTGTACCTGTCCCAATCAACCAGAAGGAATACTTGACGGAGAATTATCATGCTTGGATAAGTGGATATAACGCTGCCTTGGATAGTATAGATGTGTTCCCTAAGACGGTTTATGTTACGAAAAAGATACCCGATCGTAGATGGGGACTCGGAGTAATTGGTGGGTATGGTGTCGGTCAACTTGGTTTGTCTTCCTATATTGGTATTGGTTTTTATTATAAAATTTGGTAGATGGTTATGTAGAAATCAGAATAACAGCGTCTTTAATAAAGAATCACATGTGACTTTTTTCTAATATGTAAAATGATTATGTATAATTTTGTTATCTTTGAGCTATAAATATAAAGGTATGAAAAAAACATCAGCTACTCGTTATTTAGAACTATTGCATGGTTTATTTATCGTGAAAGATTGTCTGAAACTAATATCCGAAGGTAGAGATTATCATATAATTACTATCTCAGGTCAATTAAGGGGGATATTCTTGGATACAGATAAAGAGAAACGTAAAGCATTATTTTTTGAAGTGATGGATTATTTTAGATTAGCTCCTATTGTTTATATAAATTCTTTATCAGAACAAAAATTCCCAATTGAAGGATTAGTTTTAAAATATGGTATAAACTATCCCCAACTCCGTCCTACGAGATGGCATACAAAATCAATATCCATTGAAGAATGGCTCGATCTTCCAATACTTCAAGTTAAAGGTAAGGAACTGTCTTCAAAATCATTAATTAGGTTAATATCTGATCGATTCGGTGGTGCACATTATGATTCTAAAATTGAAAAGTGGAATTTTGATCTAAAAAATATGCAAGTGTTTAATGTTAAGGTTTTGGACAATGCTCTTATCCAATTAAGCGAATTGTTATTACACTTAGCGTGGGAAGTGATACGACCGCTATCAAATTGGTCTTATTGTTTTGAGTTTGGAATACGATATAATAAACTAGAGGAACCTAAGAATATAATATCTTTTCATCAAGGAACTTCTTATAATTCAGTTTATTTTATATTGCAAATAGATAAGTCTTTAATAGCTAGATTTGTAAGTCCTTGGGGAAAAACTTTTGAGATTTCAATATTAGATAAAGTAGACTTTGATATAAATTCTATAGGCATAAACTATTATATCTCTCCAGAGTTTGAGTATTGTCTTGATATAGCTAATGCAGGAAAGGTGTATAAACAGATAAAACTACCTTACCCCATATTTATAGACGCTAGGTTATTTAAATATAAAACAATATCTTATGGCGATGATGGATTGACTGTAGGATTTATGAACCATGCTCAATATACAAACGTATTAAATAAGGAAGGATTTGCTAACTTGTATCAAATGTTTATCAAGCAAAGAAAAAAAGTTGATGTTTTTACGAATCAATATAAAACGATAAAAGATAATGATTATGAAAAACAAATATCGGATAACTATAAAGTTATAAGTTATGAAGAATGGCTTAAGTTGTGAAATGAAATTTTTTTGCAATTTTGTATCAATAAAAAACTTTAAGATCCAGATTTTATATTTGAATCTTAAAGTTTTATTGTCTTATATGTTGATAATCAATGCCATTTAA